GTGATACACACTCGCCCCACCAAGAACACCAGTGTTTCCAACTGCCGTGAGGTCTGTTGCAATCATGCTCATGTTCTCGGATGACATTGTCATCTTGTTCTTTGCTGTAGTTGTAGAGACATCGCCAACAAAAAGATTATGGTTTCCACCAATACGTGTTGTATTTGTTGCGGATACGATTAGATTTCTGTCAGACAAATATGTGTCCGTGTTTGTTCCTGCAACAAATGTAGATGCATCACCAGTGACTGTTTCCATTTTATTCTCGGCAATAGTAGTAGATGAACCACCACGGATCTCTTCGTTCTTATCGCCATGGACTCTCAGATTGTAATCTCCACCGACTTCTATATCCATATTGCCAGTCACGTGCATCTTTAGATTACCTTGATATTCAATATTACCTTCACCTTTGATCAACATCTTATGATCTCCAGTTGTAATATGAATAGCATTTCCACGTGATGACACGATGACAGTTCCATCAGGACGTATCTCTATTCCTGATTTTGTTTTGTGCATCCACAGAAGTCTTTCATTCTCTGGGGTATCATCTACCTCAGTGATATGTCCTGACTCTGTTTCTCTAACTTGGTTCAACGGATATTGAGAAACGCCATTGTCTTTTAGATCTAGTGAGAAGTTTTCATACCCACCACCAATATGCAATTCATTCGTCTTCAGTCCACGTGCCGCTAGGTTGGCAGATGAAGTATCGTTGTACTCCCTTTTGGGATACTGGTTCTTGGGATCGACATAACCATCATCTTGGGATGCTGATTTTGTATCAATGATTGGATCTAAATCGTCTGCCATTATGTTTGCCTTGTAAATTTATTAGATAGAGGATCGTACACTTGCCCATCCTTTAATGCTTCTATCTTATTATTTAAATTGGTAGTCAACTGTTTCTCTAAGTTTGCATCGATTATTTCTGTTGCTTCTCCAGATACTCCAGAACCAGTCTGTTCTAGATTTGCTTGATGAGACTGACCTTTCTGTCTCAACTGTNNCTGATCAACTATGAATTGATTATCTGCTTCGTAGGTTTTAGCGACCTCGTCAAAGTTAACAGGTGTCTTTGTTGCTTCTGTCACAACATCGTTGATGTCTGGTATTTTATTATGTTCTGCTTGAACAGGTGCAACGTTATTTGGTTTTCTATCTGCCAGTTCAGTGCCAGTAGGAATATCTGTAACTGTTTCTTCTGCATAGGTTGTATTCTTACCGAACTTTCTTAGAACATAATCACGAACATCGAAACCAGGTGCTTGTGTTTTCCCAACAGGTGGTAGATCTCTCATACCTAATATTTCTCCACCAGGAAATACTTTCATAAATGCTGTAATGATTTCGTCAAGAGATTCTCTCTGCCTTGTTGATGTTGTTACATCTGTAGAACAGTTCATCATGATAGTAATACTTTTGTCAATGATGTTTTGTCTATCTGGGAATTGTAATGCGGTTGTACTTTTTGAAATCGGAACAACCTTTTTTACCAAACCACTTTGATGTAGATATATGTTTGTTTGTAGTCCATATCTAAGGGGACTTGCATTTACTGTTGTTGCACCATATTTTTCGTTGTGTCTCTTAACAACTAATTGATGGATCTTATCAACACTATATTGATCGTAACCATTTTCTAATCCAGTCCAGTCTATAACAAGACTCGTAATCTCTCTTAGATTATTAGCATGTCTAAACTCTGCTTCTATGTGATCGTATGTAGATAATGTTTTGAATACAAAAGATCCTCCAACTGCAGTTCCTATAGTGCTTGAACCACTCCACTTGGAATCATTTTCTCCAACTTTATAAACATCATAGGCAAGATTAGTTTTCCAATCAGGGTTACCTTGAGTAGACTTTGTAAAGATATTAGCAAGATTAGATGTACCCCCTGCATTTGTAACAGGTGGTGGTGTTACTTTATTACCTTTTTGATCTACTAACTGTTGACCTTCTTTTACAAATTCAGTTGCTTCTGTTATTTGTGTTATGGAAGTATTGCCAAATGTTTGTGCCAATAACTGAGACAAAATATTCCCAACACCAGAGGATATGCTTCCAAATGCATTACCAGATCCAAACCCATTTCCCAACTCCGCGCTAATCTTTTTGGATGCGCTTGCCGCTTTCTTACCTGCCTCTTCTTCTATTCCACCAGTCTGAACTAGTGGGACACTTTTCTCCACCTTATCTTTTATCGGTGATGCATCAGTAACTATAGAAGCAACTTCAGTATTACTCACTCCTGCCTTTTCTCTCAAGGCAACATCCATTCCTTTTACATTTGCTTGTGCAACCACTTCGGTTAGGTTTGCACCAGTATTACTTGTCCCAGTGATTGCAGACAGTTTACTTGCATCAGAGGGTTCTTTTCTTAATCCATCGACAGGTTCATTCATCACTGCCGCTACAGGTCCATCAAAGACAGGTTTGCTACCTACGCTACTAGACATAGCAGTAAACCCTGAAGATGTCTGACCAACCTTAGTCATCGTAGATCCTTCTACGGATGCTCGTTGTTCCACAAGTTCTTTTGTCTCTGTAGAGAATTCATCCTCTGCCTGAGATTTTTCTTTTAATTTATTTTTT